GCCTTTGACATTCCGACCTTGTAGGGGATTCCGTAATCACTCATGATCTCGCGCAGCTCCGTCGATTTCATGTCCGCGTTGTAGCTCGGTATACCTTTCGGGGCTTCTGTTTCGCTTTTAGAGCTGCTGTTTTCATCGGTAATGTTATCGCTCGGCTTATTGTCTTTAAACTGCTCAGGGGCTGTTGCAACTCCTGTAGGAATGAATTCATTCGCTACATCGACGTATGCAGCTACTTTGAGAGAAACAAGACGTGCCGCTTCAGCATCTTCGACTTGAAAGGCAGGATCACCGGCCCGCTTTGGTTCAATAACCTTACTTCCTGCGGGCCGGTATCCATAAATTCCACTAATTATTTTTATGGTTTTCATAATTATCTCCTTTCATGTTAATGGTGAACAGCTCAGTTCACGACATCTACTGCATATATCCAGGGTGCTTTCTGCTTTGGAGCGGCCAGAGGACGTGAAGCAAGGCGCAGCTTACGAGTATCTTTGTCACGGTCAACGATGAATTTCGGCACACGTTTCATTGCAAAGGTGTGATACTCATTGTCGGGCTCAATCTGGGTGATCTGCGCATACATCATGTGTCCGCAATTAGGCGCAGTAACCATAGCGCTCTTAGCAGGGAAATAGGGCTTAGTTACACCGTCATCGTCCACATATGTTTCGCGAACGACAAAAATGTCAAGGTCAAAACCGCCAAAGTTCAGCCTGCCAAGCCAAGATACGCCCGAAGTCCTAAGCTGCGGAGCAATTTGACCGTATTCCATACGCCTATTATCAAGAAGTTTGTAAAGTTTTTCGTCATTCTGAATGAATTGAGCGACAGCGGAACCGATTACCAAATCAGTTGCCGGCAATCCTCTTTCAGCCAAATCAACACACATAGCTGTAACATCACCCATGAAATTGCCGCCTGTATTATCCCACTTGTTTACTACCGTATAGATAGCAGGGTTACCTTTTGTGGTGTCGTAGTAGTAGATATAAAAGGTTTCACCTTTTGTTGTGTTGTCGATGTAAGCAACAGCAGAGCAACCATTGTTAATCATCGTCTGAGCAGCCATCCACTCTTCACGGCGGGTGATCCTTAAGTCGAGATCAGTAAGGTCCTGCAACTGCAGAGCAGCTGCTCGCTCAGCAGGTGTTGAACCAACGTAAAGAGCTTCTCCGTATCCCCTCTTACGCAGATCGTCCATTGTCAAAAAGCGAGAAGGCGCAATGTACGGAGCCTCAATTTCGTGAACTTCATAGCCCTTTCGTCCAATAGGGATATCACCCTTGCGCTGAACCACGAATGGAGCAAGGCGCCTGTCTCCTTCTCTGTATTCGACTAAAACTTTATCCGCAGCAAAGATATCCGTCTCCGGATTGGTTGGGAAGTACCGATCACGGAAGAAAGTGGCCGGAGGTACAATTTCCTGCACCACGCCAGCCAGGTAATAGGTATCAAAGAAATCAATGTTATTCGGCATAGTTCTTTCCTCCTTGCATTAGTCATGTAATACGATTCCAAGGTAGATGCCACGCTCGCGCAGCTTATCCTTATCATCTTCAGACATGGGATATCCAGACTTTACGATAAGAGCATCTACATTGAAACATCCGGCAGTGTAGACTGCAACATTGACATCGGCACCAGGTCCAACGGTTACATCATCACAAAGGATACAATCAGGGGTAAGTGTTTCATTTTGAGTTTGATCTGCCTGTGTGCCCAGAATGACGAGTTTACCATCAACAGAAGATTTTGCAAGTACAGTGCCACGTGCATAAGCGGTTTCAGTAGCAAGCTCTCGAAGAGTACCGGTGTTGACATGAACCGGCGGGGTGATTCCGGCGATCAGGTTGTCATATGACATATCGCCGACTTTTCTGCTAAGAATAGCCATTTACTTATCCTCCTTTTTCTGAATTTTCCTTGCGTCAGCACGGCCTTGTGCCATACGCTGTTCGGGTGTAAGCGGTTTGTCATCATCATCAGCAGCAGGAACAGCTTTGACATTGTTAGCACCAGACGCATTATAATCGTCTTTGAGATTATCCAAAAACTGCTTTCCCTGTTTCGCCTGCATTTGCATAGCACGGAAAGCCAGTTCCTGAGCTGAACAAGCTTTTTCTCCGTATTTTGCTTCTTTCACCAGGTCAGGATCACTGATTGCAGATGCGATCTCATCAATCTCCTGCAAACGCTTCCGCTCTGCCTGAACTGCATCATTAACAGCCTTCTGCTCTGCAGCTTTCTGGTCAGCAGATGCGGCAGCTTTCGCCTCGGCTTCGATCTGTTTTACCAGCTCCGGGTATTCAGCCCTAAGCTCTTCAATAGTTTTTGCCATGGTTACATTTCCTCCTTCTTCGCTGCCGGTTTCTGCCGGCATGTTATTATTTGTCTTAACCGGCGCATTTGCACCGGGGTTGACCGTTTGAATATATTCAGGCAACTTCGATGGAAGCGGACTCATTAACCGAATCGCACGCCCATTCACATAAATAGTGCTTCGGTCTGCACTGGCTGCTATACTGACCGGTTCAGCATCATCCAGTAATTCATCCGCAAAACCTTTGTCAACAGCCTCTTTGCCTGTCATATAAGTGGTTTCAGCCATCATGTGTTTAATTACTGTTTCTGAGAGATTGGTTTTACGCTTATAAATTGATACCTGGGCTTTGTCCCAGGCGTCATTTGAATCTGCTATCTGCCGCAGTTCATCCGCGTTATACCAGCCGAACAGGAGGCGTATGCACTTATGTATCATGATGATGCTTGAGGGGTTTACCCGAACCGTATCGCAAGCGCACATGATAAGCGAGCCTCCGGACATTGCCATTCCATCTACGATACAAATCAGTTTTTTGCCTTTGGCTGCAAGTTCCCTGAGCCGGTTATGAATGAGTATGGCAACACCGGCATCGCCACCGATGCTGTTCATGCGGATAATAATTGTCTTTGCACCCTCAATGGATTTGAGGTCCTCCAGAAACTCACTTTGAGTTATAAATTCTCCTTCGATCGGTTCTCCCCACCAATCAGTAGGCTGCTGCTCCACGATTTCACCATACATGGTTATCTCGGCAGTATCGCCGTCGACAATAGCCATGGTATAGCAGTTGCGCTCAATCTTGATATTGGGGAGCTTTTTCCCAAACATGCCTGACAAAATATTAGGCATCCGTCTCACTTCCTTCCGTATCATTATCAGCAAGCGTGGCCATGTAATTGCCGCCGCCGGCTTTCTTAAGCAGCTCGTTTTCCCTTGCCAGCTGTTCCAGGTTTTCTTCCCAGTCGCCACCGTTCAGCTCAACCGTCACTTCTTCATGTGTCTTGAACCCACGGTCGACATACATAATTGCTGCCTTTGCCTCTTTGGTCGGATCGAGCTGTCCTTGAGCCGGGCCTATCCATCGAGCGCCACACCAGGCCATGCGAACGAGAGGATCACTGAAAAATCCGGGTGCTTTTATGCGTCCCCGGGCCACGGCTTCCGTTAACCAGAGCTCGTATATCGGCTGGCAGAAATCATTGACAAACCACTGCCGGCGCATCTTGAATGCTTCCCAGGCATGGAGCAGGGCACCGCGGCTTGCAGAATAGCTTGAATTGAAATTCTTTAAGAGGATATCCTTCGGAATCTCAAGGGCTGCTCCGATAAGCTCGCATATCGTTTCAACAAAATCTTTGAATCCGGATGTAGGTATATTGGGGTTGCCGAACACGATATCCTCATTTTCTCCCAGGTGGTTAACCGTTCCCGGTCCCATTTCATATTCGTTGTCGCTTGTTGAAACCTCTGCCGGCTCTTCACCATCCAATCCGACAATATCTCCACCGGCCTCATTCACCGGAATTTCCGTTGTATCAGTATTTGTCTTTATCCACGCAGTAAAAAACGACTGAACCAGCGCTGCCATCAGTTCGCTCTCCGTATAACGGCGAAGCTGCAGCAATTCCTCAATTACTGGTGCTAAATAAGTAACCCCACGGTATTGGTCAGGCCTTTCCGAATCCATGATATGCAGAATATTTGGCAACCCGGTTAATTCACCGTATGCCGGAACGCGCACCCATTCTGTTTTTTCTGTTGTCAGTTGATACGGGTATGTATTCCGGACATAATAGGCCACGATCATGCCTTCCTTATCCACTTCAACACCGTCAAATATTCGATTACCGTCCTTTGTCTTGCCATCAGTAATGCTTGGCGAGATAAGGTTTGCATTGTCTGTCGGTGTTGAAACGCGGTCAGCTTCTATCAAATGAACACGCAGGGAGTAGGGGGATAATTTTGTCGGTTCATACCGCTTAATCAGCGCGAACACATCGCCGCTCATTAACCATGATTGGAGTGCGAGCTGCTGTAAGCCAGCAAAGTCGTTAACACCAATAGCATCACAGTTTTGCTTATGGTTCGTCCAGAGCGCAAACTCAGCTTCGGTCCTGCGCTGCCATTCCTTTGCCGCTTCCGGTGTCAAGCCTAAAATATCACGGTCAATCCTGGATCTGAATTGCAATCCCATCCCGATTATACTGGTGCGGTTTGTCTTTATGGCCGAAGCTGCAACAGGGGATGCCATGTAAAGTATGCGGCCACGCTGCCGGAGCGTAGCATTATTCCAGTCGATATCCTCTCGCGGACTTCCGCTTTGAGCCGTAAATGCTTTGAGAGCTCTTTTATAATAACTTGCCCCCGCTTCACTATAGCCTTTTGCCTGCGGGCGTCCGCTGCGTCGGCTTATATGTTTATTGCTCAATTTATCGCCTCCAATCTTTACAAATTGAACGGAATGTCCAGTGGCGAAAGGAGCAAACTCCGCCGGACATTCCGTTGGCAAAGTCCTTTCGGACTTATACCCATTACCAGTCACGCGGAACTATACCAAAAGCCTTCCTCGGCTTTCGGCCGCGTAATATTGCGGTGTATTCATCGACTTTCCGCTCAGCTTCCTCGATTTCTGCCTTGAGTTTCGGCAAATCAAACCGGGTGAGAGAGCGGTCATCTATCGTATAGCTTTGAACGCCCCCTTCAACAAGAGCGAGATAAGCAGCTCTCAGTTTGGCAAGTGCATCCTTCCAAAATTGAAGCCTTGCCTTTATTTCAGTCATATCAGCCATTTAAGGAACCCTCCTTACCAATCGTTAAAAAACTTGTTCAACGCGCTGCTGGGTTTTTTCTTTTGCTTCACAGGTTGTTTACGCGGCTCCGATATCGGTTTATTGTCTTTTGCTTCCTTTATCCGTTTGTCTATTGCATCCAAATCAATAGGCAAGGCCTTGAACGCTGCAAGAGCATAGTTGCGACAGTCTAACGCTTCATTCCGTTCATGGCCGGGTATCTTTTCCCATACCCACGGATTTTTCCGCTCAGGTTTATATACTAACCGCTCGGATAACAGCCCTTTAAAATATGCTGGGCCATAATCATCGCGTTTGGGGAAATGGCAATACTTCGGTCCTGGTGTTTGCACCTTGAGGTTATCCATGATAATCTGTTTGCCTGCATCAACGCCGATAGTATATTGCCAACAGGTACCGAGACTTTTCCCTTTGATGATGAATTTCTGTTTTTTAGGCGGGGAGGTATATGGGATTCCGTCACCGCCGCGGCCTTTGACAGCAAACACCTTTTTGCTTAACCGCTCCCGGCAATGGTATCTGACTTCCTGAGTAAAGTGTCCGCCTTCATCAACAAAGGTCATTGATATGCGCAGGCCTACACCGTTTTTGAAGTAATAGACTTTATCTATGATGTCATCGAGCTGCTTCCATACATCCGGATTATCTGGCCGTCCCATGATGATGCCTTTTTTAATGCCCCAGCTCTCACCGAAGTGGCCGAAACCAACCACTTCAAATTCAAGCCTGTCGTCCTGGGTATCAACGCCACAGGTTAAGACAAGAACACCGTCCGGCAGCTCAGCTTCATACTGCTCACGTCTTGCCATAATACTATCTTCATCTTCCAGATCGCCGCGGTCTTCCCACAGCTCACCGAAGCGAGTATTATAAACAACCTGCAGTTTTTTGCTGCTACCCAAAGCATTCAGATATTCCAGGATGGTAGATTGCCACGAGGCCCAAGGGCTCACGAAAGCATTCAGCCAAAACGAACGACAGCCATTGAGGTGGTATGCGTCAGGATTCTCCGCTATCCATTTGGCCGGCTGGCTTTTTACCTGTTTTTCTGTGGAAATCGCACCACAACTGGGGCAAATATACCTGATATTGCTTACCGAATATGTCTTTTTTCCGGCCACAATTTTCTCTTCGTAATCGTAGCGAATATCAGAAAAAGTGATGTTATTGTACTCACCGCAGTGAGGGCAGGCCACGCACCAGCGCTCCATAGTGCCGGTAGCATATGCCGCTTCAATGTTACTCGCATTTTTGATTGTGGGCGTGGACACTTCAACAGCCTTCGCATTATAGAAAGTTATTTGCCTGGCCCTGGCAAGTTCCCAGGGGTCACCTTCATTGCCGGCCGATGTAGCCCATCTGTCACGTTCGTCACCGAGTATGTATCGTATTGGCTTCGACGCCAGGGAATGCGCTTCAGTTGAACCGCATAAAGTTAATATTCCGCCCGGGTATGTTTTTTGCAGAATCGTGTTTCCGCTGTCCCGGCTTTTCGGCTCCGCAACCTTTTTCCTGAGTGACGGGCAGTCCCGGATCATGGGAGCGATACGGAGCTTTGAATAATCTTTAGCATCAATGGTTGTCGGGTGAATAAAGAGGATGGAGCCTGGATCCTCATCAATGATATACCCGATAATGTTATTGAGCAGCTCGGACTTACCAACCTGAGAAGCTGCCACCATAACAATACGCTTGACCTTCGGATCCGTAAAAGCATCCATTGGCTCTTTGAGATAGGGAGTCCTATATGTCCGCCAGGGTCCTGGTTCAGCACTGCTTTCAGGAGAGAGACGGCGTTTTTTGTCAGCCCACTCCGTAACGGTCAGGTTTTCAGGAGGCTTCATTGCTGCAATGGCTTTTGCAATTGCAGCGTTCAATCGTTTCGCATCACTCTTCGTCGTCATGGATATCTCCGCTTTCTACGTCCCAGCTCCTGCGTTCCCGGACTCTTTCTTCATACTTTTTCGGGTCGTATTTGTAATTTGAGAGCTCCTCCATGACTTTATAGACTTCCCGGCGTATTATCTCTGCTGCTTCGGCAGGATCCTGTGTTGATGCAACATCAACTGCAAGCCTGCCGGGCAGGGCCAACAGCATGCTCCGGATATTGTATATTAAATCCTCGGTCATAGCTGCCACATCTTCGGACCGGTGCATTTTGCCCTGAAGCTCTTTCGCTTCCAGTACCGCGATTATGGCCTTGGCTTTTTTAATGCTGATTTCAGCTTCCTGCTTCTCTTTCTCTGCAGCGTTGTCGGCTTTTTTCTCCTCTGCTGTGTTCAGGCGCTCTTCCAGCATCGCGGTATAAGCTCTCATGGTTGCTAAAAGGTCAAAAAGCGAGCCGTGGGGAGTGCTTTTCTTGTTAAGCGTTCCCTGGCTGACCAATTGGCCGATCCATTGATTGCTTTTGCCCGTCATTGCACAAATGTCCGCAGTTTTTACGAATATTGGCGTTCCGGCGCGCAGCACATAGACAGCGCCGTCTTCGATAACCGCCTCTGGCTTCTTTTTTTGCGCTGCCATTGGCTCCACTCCTTTCCATCATCGTAAAATTGCTTTCGATTCTCTGCCTGACACCCCAGGGGGAGGAAGATGCCAGGCACAAAACCGAAATTTGAGGAAATTTTCAATTAAAGTTCCCGAATTTTTTGCCTCACTAACTGAATTTTTTTCGGGGTCGGCGAGCCT